GGAATATATCAGGATGTTTGGCCCGGAAATGGGAGAAATGCTGTATTTGCAGGAGTATGAGTGTTCGTTTGAGGGCGCTGTTTATGGCTCCTATTATGCCAAGCAAATGGCACAAGCCCATAAGGATAAGAGGATTTGCAGCGTACCACATCAGACCGGACAGGAAGTAGATACGTTTTGGGATTTGGGTGTTGATGATTCCATGACGATCTGGTTCATGCAACACATCGGCAAGGAATATCACTTCATAGATTATTACGAGTCAACTGGTTACGGCCTTGAGCATTATGCCAAGGTATTGAAAGAGAAACCCTATGTGTATGGAAATCATTACATGCCACACGACGCAGAAGGGCGGGAAATGTCAAATGGAGTGATAGCAAAGAGCAGGCGTGAAGTGGCACAGAATTTAGGTATTAAGCCAATTATAGTTGTAGAGCGAGCCAAAAATATTGATTTGATTATTCAGGTACATATTCCAGCCGTAAGGAATATTTTAGGGCAATGTTATTTTGATGAAGTTAAATGCCAGCCAGGTATATCGGCGCTTGAAAGTTACAAAGCTGAATATGACGAGGAAAAGAAGGTACTGGCGCCACGTCCGAAGCACGATTGGGCGAGCCATGCATCAGATGCTTTCAGAACTTTTGCTGTAGGTTATCGAGGCAGAGCGAGCAGTATTACGAAGCCAGTGCCAAGGTTAGGGGCTTCATACGCTTACAACCCCAAATTACGAGGTGTTATTCGATGAGTAAATGGATACAGGTGTTCAGAGGCAAGGAACGGCGCAAGGACCAGGAGCGCTGGGCTTGCTGTGGTTGTGGCTCGACCTTCGAAGGCAATCACAACCAGACACCACACAACGGAGTTTGTAAGTGTGCTGAGTGCAAGGGGCACCTTGGGAACACGGAATTATATCGCAGGAATTACGATCGCATAAATTGGAGCGGGATAAATGGCAAGGCGTAAACAGCAAGACCCTGAGTTAATCACCGACCCGAAGGAACTTGAGGAACGCAAAGAAGCGGCTACGGCGTATGGGGATGAAAACCCCGATATGTATGTGGAATATTGCCACGAATGCATAAAAGAGAGTGAGAAGGCCACCCATGACATACGCTATCTCTGGGATGAGTGCTACAAGGCATACCGGGCCAAGATAGATTACAGCAATAAGCAGGATTGGCAGGCCAAAGTCATAACAGGTGACATGATGGCCGTTGTCAAGCAGGCTACCGCTATTGTCAGGAAGGCATTTCGTCAGCCCGATTGGTTCAACGTAGACCCCCAGGGCGATGATGACGCAATAACCGCACAATTCAACCGAGAGCTCTTAACCTTTTGGCTCAACCAGCAACACGGGAAATTCGGGACCAAGTTTAGTGATGCTTGCGAGTTAGGCTTCGCTATCGGGCAATCTCATGAGATCATCCCTCGTTGGGAAGATGGAGTTGGATTGACCTTCGACCTTGTACCTCCCTGGCAGATACACCGCGATCCTGATGCAAGCCCCCGCGATCCGTGGAGTGGAAACTATTGGATTCACACGGAATGGCTGGACTTGTGGAGAGTAAAGGCATTGGGAGAGAATGGGCGCTATGTCAGGCTTGAAGATGTGACAGCCTCAGAGAACCAATGGCCTGCAGGAGAGAGCCAGGAAAAGAGGGCAAGACGGAAAGGGCAGTACCATCAACGGAATACCTACCGACAGTCCGTGAAGGTTATCGAACAGTGGGGCGTGGTACTTGACAAGCAGGGCAATATGCTACTACCCAACGCACGTTTCATGGTTGCCGGTGATGTGCTTATTCTCAACCCGGAACCTTCGCCGTATCCTACGCTACGCTGGCCAGGTGTATCGTTTTCCCCCATGCCAGATATGTTTGCTTTCGAAGGCCACGGATTAGTTGAGTCAAGCCTGTTTCTGTGGCTCATGTCATGCAATCTCATGAGCCTACACATTGATGATCTTAACTGGCGCGTCAACCGGATACGGGAGATCAACCGTTTTCTCATGGAAGACCCAACCGACGTAATTATTGAACCTGGAAAACCGATATTCAGGGCTGAAAATGCACCATTGACCGGAGAGATTATTCGTGATGCCTACGTTCAGGGCAGGAACACGGACGAGGTGCTTGCAATCCTCCAATACTACGACAGCAAACGGGAAAACGGCTCATTCATCAACCAGTTTGTTGCAGGACTTCCCGGACATCGAAGTAACATAACGAAGGGCGAGGTTGAGATCAAGACAGAACAGTCCATGGGTATCTTCGACAGCATAGGCGAGGATATAGAGGAAGCAGCTATTCACGTTATCAAGGCAGTTCTTGAAACCATCATACCGAATTGGAGCGAATACAGCTACCCGCCAATATCGAGGGTGTTTCCGAACAACCCGGCGTTTGCCGCGTTTGCGCAAATGGGACCGGAGGAACGCATGGAGATGTTGGAGTCAAACTGTGACATCAAAGTAAGTGGTGTAACGGCGCAGATAAAAAACAGTGACCTCATACCACGCCTGCAATTTATGATGCAGAAGGCGGAAAGCCAGTTATTCGGTAAGTATTTCAAACCGTATGAACTTCTGAAGGAGTCAAACACCGTTTTAGGTTTTTACGATCCCAAGTTTATAGTGACCCCGGAAGAAGCAGACCAGATTGAACAGGTTGTCTCCCAGATGGAGGCAGAGGCAATGATGGCGCTTGAAGCGGCCAACAACGTCGTGCAGATACCAGGGCAGAAGCAGTTACCGCAGGGAGGTATGTAATGCCAGCAAAAAGCAAGTCCCAGAGAAGGCTCATGGCTATGGCCAAATACGCACCCGAGAAGATAAGCAAGAAGAACAAAGGTGTTTTGGATATGACAGGCAAGCAGTTATCAGACTTCGCCAGCACACCGGAGAAGGGATTGCCGAAGAAGAAGGGGAAGAAGTATGCAGACTGACATCTTAACCGGACAGCCAAAGACCTTTGACATCAATCAGAAACGCCAGCGAGAGGAAAAGATTCTTGAGGTTCAGATAGACAAGGGCATGGAGGCGGAAAAGAGGTTGTCGAGCGAGGAAGGCAGCTATTTTGTTAATCTCGTCCTGGACAAGCTCACCCAGAGGATCAACATACTCGTACAAAACGACTCAGAGGCGACAACGCTGGTGAACATGATACGCAGCCTGAATTATCAGGTTGATATAGGACATGCAGCAGCAGAAAGGCTGTTGATGATACGGAGAGAGAAAAAGTGAAGTAGCATAGTTTATATAGCGGGTTCCCCCAAGGTCGGCCAACCGTAAGGGACGCAAGAATACTTAGAGGGCAGTATGAGTGCTCATACCACTTGTGCTGCCCTCTTTTTATTGCCCGCATGCAATCAACCGCCCCCACAAGGACACGCGGATTGAAATAAAAGAAAGGCCAGCCCCGACACGGACACGCTGGAAGGTGACACAATGGCAACAACGGTAACGGCTGAAATGTTAAACGGTGACGGAAAAGATACGAAGGACACACTTACCACCTCCCTTGATGCCAAGGAAACAGA